CAGGGCGGGCCGAAAAACGATCGCTACCGTTGATAATTAATTTCACTTCCTCGAACACCTCGTTTCCAGTAGTAGTAGGAAGAGGGACCTCGTAGTTGAAAATGTCATTACCGGTGATAGGGTTTTGGGCGTATGTGCTGGCCGCCTGGTACACGAAAATAAGTTCGCGAACTGGGTGGTTGAAGTTCAATGTGAACTTACGGTTCGAGTTACCAGCAGTCACCGGCTCGGATCCCTGCCACTGCAGCTGAGTTACCAGGTATTCATGCTGAATCTCGGACATCCTGATACGTTCAGGGGCGTCCAGGAACACGTAGTCGCAGTATAGTTTCATGTTAGTTATGGACAACGGATTCGCACCGTTCTTAGAGGTCAAACTCGTAATGGGGTAATTGCATTTCACACAGTTCATATAGGAATTGATGTCGAAGTTCATTTTCAACTCGTGGTACGGGAGAGCGACCAGAGGCATGTACAGACCAGGGTTCCTGTTGTAGCAGAATTTCATCGGGATGTAGTAGGTTCCTCCGGCAGCCATGGAGCGGTCCCAGTTTTCTTTGTAAACCGTGGGGTCGTAGCGACCGACCATCTTGTTGTACCCCGCTAATTTCTCGGAGGTCTCCGTCAGCTCGGACCACACGTCCCACCAGTTGGAGTAGTGCTTGTCGATGCGCTGACCACCCAGCTGGAGCTCGATAGAATTGAACAGCGCGAGTCCGACGCCGTTGACATATTTCAGGTTAGAGGTGGGGATGCTCACATTGGCAATACCCGTGTTACCAACGTTGGCGGTGAAGTTCATGTAGGGCCAAGTGTATACGTTGGCACTCGGGGTCAGAGACGTATTCGTGTAATAAGAGCCATTCACGTTGCTATACGCCGCAACAAGATTGGAATATACACCAGCCACGTTCGACTGCCAGTAGTTCCGAGATGAATCCACGAACAAATTGCCTCCCAGGGGTAAAGAAAGGACGTTCGAACTGTTGACCGTTGCCGAACCCAGAGACGAAGAAATCGGCGGGGTAGGGTTGATGTCGTATCCCAGCAAATCAGGAAGGGTGACCTCGATCCAAATCGGACCGGCAAGATCACCGTTACGAGAAACAGTTACTGTCGGGAACTTACCGAAATCAGTGTCCCCGTCAAAAGTTTGTTGGATGCTCTCCATCGCAAAGTTTGTGTAGCGACGGTATACGGATTTGAAAAATGTGATCTGGGGGTTTCCAGTGAGATATACATCCTGAGCGCCGTAACTTACGAGCTGACTTATCGCACCCGGCATGGTAAGCTTTACTTATCGTAAGACATTATTTTTTTTAAGTTAATATTACACCCGATTGGTCAATTTATCAGCCACGACCTTGATCAAAACCACATTAGATTTCACCAATAGAGCTGGGCACTGATGAGATTCAGCCAGGCGATGTTTGTCACAAAAAAGCCCCGAACATTTACACTCGAATCCTAGGATTCCGACCCTTTTCTGGCAAATTGTGCACTTGTTCATAATTAATTATGATATTATTTTACATCTGGGCTATTTATAAATGATTTGACGATATGTGGGCACTTCGTATCGACAACCCACAGTTTGATACATTTACTTTTTTGTCAGGGGAAACCTCTGGTCTCGGATTCTCCTAACAAAATTTTCGTCCTCGTTCGCACGAGCCGCATATAACGGGTTGCTCTTCTTGAAATAAATAGACAACACGTTTATTCTCGCGATGAGCTTGTTCAGACCATCCCTGCTTTTACGTTCGGCCACGACTTTAAGCAGAGCCGTCCGACGAGTATCTCTCGTATCAGAAATGTGATAACCATACTTTTTCAAAGACCCCTCCTTTCGCAGATAAATTCTCACTGGTGTGGTCTCCATATACTATGAAAATATTACATTTTTGAAGGCCATTTGTAAAAATCTGGTTTTTGGGAAATCTTTTCTGCGATGCGCTCCCTAATAATAGCGAATGCCCGCTCATCTGGCTTATAGTCCCCATTCCACATAGGGTCGAACATCACGTCATCTGGATCGAACTTGGCATCGCGATTGATGTTATATCCTCTGGCGACGAGCTCCTCGGTAAGCTCCTCGTATCGTTTCCTCAAATAAGCGCCTTTGTCGTAGAAGAAAGTAACATGACCCGTATTTAGCGTGAATTCCCTTGGTATCTTCTTAAGTATCTTCTCGTGGGATTGCGTCTTCATCGACCGCGCGAGAGCCTTGGGGATCATTTTTAGCTCACGCCATTCCGCCATCGCGTGCTGGTTTGCGAGCTCACCCACGGGGACGAGGTTGACCCGAGTCATCCTGATGTTAGATGCTGTGTGTATTCGTGTTTGCGAGTTGACCTGAGCATCGAGGTATATAAACACCAAAGTATCACGTGGTCAAATGACACTCCTATTTAGAAGAAAAAAATTAACGAGCCTATCAAAAAGGAGCCTATCGTTTACATTTTTTTGGTTTTTTAGAAACTCGCAGGTATTTAATGACCACTTTGAACATTTATACATCTATGTAAAATTTCTAAGGAAACTATTTAGAAAAATATAAATAAGAAAAAAAATGACGACTATGTCGTAGTGTGCCTTGTTTTTAACGACATAGTCGTTTCTACATTATTTGTTATTAATTTAATACATTCGTCCATATATATTCAAAATGGATATATTCAAGTCTACTCTCTACGTATGTGGTTGTGGTTATAAGACGTTAGATAAGGGTAACTCTGCAAGACATAGAAAGGGCACTTGTGGTCATCAAATGACGATGTCAAATGAAAGATTTGTATTAGAAAGAGACCATCTGGAAACATTGAACAAGCCTGATAACAAGGTGGTGACCGTGGCCGATAGTGAACACATAAATATAGATAATAGCACCACAAACATCACAGACAACAGCATCACCAATGTAACCCTGGTTTTACCCGAGCGAACGACGAAAGCAGACTTTGTGGATTACCTACAGTCGTTGGGACAGCTTGGTTTCAGAACACCCGACCAGATTGCCACGATGCCTGGGAAGATGCTGATGTTCACACGAGACGCCAAGAAACTACCGGGGGCGTTGATAGAACGCGACAAGAAAATCATTGAAAAACTCCCGGATGGCACAGAACGTGTAATGGGAAAGAAGAAAGCTATTCAAACATACACGCACGAAGCAGTAGACGCGTTGTGTTTGCAACCCCCTGCGATTGGCGTGAGTGATTTTTTAGAAACGGAACGAGGGAACAGACGGACGAAGATGTCGTTACAGGATGCTGCGAAATTGCGAGTAAAGGACCCGAAGAATTACCATAACAGTGTTCCAGAAGACGTGAAGCATCGTCATCAACGAATAGAAAGTCACACGGAAAAAGCGCTCGATAAGATTACCACGGAAAACAAGACGAATGGGTTCTTATAGAATAACTTAGTAAAGTATGTAATATATGTGATAGATACTCAATGAAGGGTCGGCTTCCAGTTGTCAACCACAATCAATTTTCATACGGGAAACTCAATGTTATCTCAACTGGGGAAGGAGCCAACGTCGTTCACGGGGCGTTCTGTTCGTTCGCTGAGAACATTAGGGTGATGCTTGGCGGGCATCATCACATGGATTTCATCACCACATATCCATTCGGGTCGATCCACCAGGGTATCTTTGGCTACAACAATTCCCCGGTAAACAAGGGAAACGTTGTTATCGGGAATGACGTGTGGATCGGTGACAATGTCACGATCATGCCGGGAATTACTATCGGGGACGGTGCTGTCATCGGGTGCAACACTGTTGTCACTAAAGATGCGGAACCTTACAGCATCATGGCAGGAAACCCCGGGCGGTTCATCAGATACAGGTTTTCGGAAGAAGTTGTCGAGGAACTCCTGAATATCAAATGGTGGGATCTGCCCCTCGAAGTTATTCAAGCAATTGTGCCATACTTGACGTCTACGGACATCGGCGCGAATATCCACCAGATAAAAGATATCATAACCCGGTTCGGCATCCGACAGTGAAAACGACAAAGTCTCATATCGACATCCAAGGACATATAAGGAGAACTTTAGATTATTATAATATAAATTAAATAATATGGCAATCGTCTCTGACCCCACTCGCGCTTGGAACGTCCTGAAGAGGCTACACAATGCGGTTGACGGGAGTTTCATGTTCTCGAACATCACCGACAAGTTCAAGATCGTTATCCGCAATGACCCCGAGGGCGGTGTAGGACACTTCATGAATGTCGGTGTCATTGTTAAAGTTGGCGAAGATGACGACATTCTTGCAGGGTGCCTGGAAAACGTCGCGGATGCTATGGGATGGGTCGACGAAGAAAAGACCGAATTTTGTTTTGCAGAGTTTGAGCTCGACCGCAGGACCCCACAGGAAGAGGACCTGAAAGAGTTTGCGGATTTCGTCAACCAGATTTACAAGACGGTCATATGCCCCTGCGCCAAGCACCTGATCTCCGATGGCGGCGAGATGTGTTATTTCTGCGAATTTACTTCCAACACGGAGAAGCTCGTCACGGTTGATTGTCCGATTTGCATGGAAACATGCTGCGAAATGCACTCTGTGACCATGCCCTGTTGCAAGACCAAGATGCATAAGATGTGCGACAATGAGTGGTATGTTAAAGGCAACAATGCGTGTGCAATGTGCCGCGCTGACCTTCCCAAGAGAGACGTGAGGACTCGGATCACTCTGGAGAACCTGGTTCAGAACATCGCACGCGAGGTGGAAAGCAGACTTGGAAACGAAGATGACGACGAAGACGACGAGGAAGACGAGGAAGACGAGGAGGACGAAGACGATGATATTGAAGTTGATTTGTAGAAAAATAATATTTTGTAAAGATATAATAATCAAATATGGCCTTGTTTGCGACCATCAAGACGTTCGTGCTCATATTCGCATATTTCGCAGCGTTCCAGCTGGGCAAAATGTCCGAGCGTCCCAAGAATCTGTGGCCCAAGGCTAAGCCTGGCCAGAACCCCTTCCTGGTCGGCGAGTGGTCCGTGTACCAGAAGATCTACTACGGCGTTGTGGGCGTGGCTATTCTGCTAACCCTGGTC